ACCATTATCATATAATCCTTATGGAAGTATACGGCAAAATACTGGTTCATTTTTTGCTCGTTCAATGGAAAAGAAGATAGTTGAAACACATTTTTGTAGAGTTATGCCAAATGAAATGATTTATTCAAATAATCCAACATATCTATCTGCAAGTCAAGAAAATGTTAAATACAGATATTTTCAAAGACAAGGTGGTGCATACATAACTACTATTGGTTTATACAATGATAATAGAGAACTTCTTGCAGTTGGTAAATTAGAAAAACCACTTTTTAGAAAAAATAATGTTGAAACTATATTCCAAGTAAGAGTGAGGTTGAACTAATGTCTTTTCAATTTGGAAATAATATAAGTCTTGCTTGGAAAAAATTAAAAGCAGGAGAACATACGGTAAGGGAATTTCAGGCAAATAAATTGTACCAATTGAGTTCCGATCCTAATAATGTATTTAATTACAGACAAACTAGACTTGGATTATATCGAACATTTTTTCCTGAAAATTTTAAATATTTTGGACAGGTTGCAAATTTATCATCATCATTATATGAAAGAATTTTTACAACACAGAGTTTGGATCCAAAAGTTCTTTGGTATTATATGGATCATAGATACTATGCACCAATAACAACTCAAAAAATTCCTTCTACTGTAACCGATGATAATTTAATTGCAAATCATTATTTAAGTGGTTCTATGTTTGTTATACCAAGAGATATGTTTGGCGAGGGTATAAAAAAGAAAAGTGTTGAAATATCAATATATGATTCATTAACATCATCATTAAATTATACAATAACAGATGATGGTTTTGGTAATTTAATAGATAATTCATTTGATAAATCTAAAATAATAAATCGTGATTACGAATTAATATATGTTGGATTTAATGATAAATACCGAGAATATGGAACATCAAAAAATTACAAAACTGATTATATTATAGATGAATCGCCATTTTACAATACATTAAAAATTGAAAATAAACGATATATTGATTATCAACCAGGAATAAAAACATCAGATACAGATGAAGATACTGGAACATCTGCATATTTTGGTGGAACATATCTTTCTGTGAATGAATTTCAAAGATTTAATTTCCACAGAGGTCAAAATTTTGCATTTAGTTTTTGGTTAAAAATTCCAGAAAATCAAACGGACACATCAACAACATATAATAGTTTATTTGATAAAAAAACAGTAGAAGATTTTCGTTTAAATACAGATACATCACAAATCGGTGACGGTGACGATAGACCAATTGAAATGGTTACAAACTCAAAAAAATATCCATTTGACATATATCTAAATAATCAGACATCTGCTATAAATAAATCTATAACATTTAAACAAGGTTCGGATTTACTATATTCGGAAGTAACATCCTCTATATTAACTGCAAATACTTGGCATCATGTTGTTTGTCAAAAAACAGGAAGTAACTATCAAATATGGGTTGATGGTGTATTGGAAAACACACAGAATAAAATAATTACAACCAATGTTGATAATAACCATAAATTTTATATTGCAGGAAACGGAACAACATCAAGTAAATTTACCGGTAATTTAGATGAAATACGGATATATCGAAAGGCACTAACTTCAACAGAAATTTCAAATTTATATGATAATAGTTTTGAAAAAGGTTATGCATATCAAACATCAAGAATAGGTAATGTGTTTTACGGTCACGGAATAATTTGTGTTTCAGATTCAAGACCAAAATATAAAAATGCATTTTTGGGAAAAACTGGTAATTACGATTACAATGATAATGAAAATGGATTTTTATTAAAATATAGAAGCACTGTTACATATTGGGAACATGAAGTTATATGCAAACTTCGTAAAAATGAATTTAATTTTACACAAAACCCAAGTTTGTATACAAATCCAGAAATGGGTTCTATGCTAACTGATACATATGCTACTAATCCAAACTTTAATCCATATGTAACAACGATTGGTTTGTATAGTGATAAAAGAGAATTAGTTGCAGTTGCTAAGTTTGCCAATCCAGTTGAAAAAAGAGATGATGTGGATATGAATTTTATTGTAAGGTTTGATTTGTAATATGCGTAGAAATCAAGTTGCAATTAAACATGGTTTTCGTAGTGGTTTGGAAGATAATGTAAATGATATGTTGAAAGAACATAATAAATCATTCAGTTATGAAAGTGAAAAAATATCCTACATACAACCGGAAACTAAACATAATTACACTCCAGATTTTGTTCTAAACAAAATATTTGGCGGTAAAATGTATGTTGAAACAAAGGGTAGATGGGTAAAGACAGACCGATTAAAATTTGATTTGATATTTGAACAATATCCTGGTATAGACATTCGTTTTGTATTTCAAAATCCTAATGCTAAACTATACAAGGGTAGTAAAACGACCTATGCTCAATACTGTGATAAAAAAGGGTGGCGTTGGGCAAAGAAAGAAATACCAGAGGAATGGTTAAAAGAGTGCTTGTAATTGTAACAGATTTTTCTTATATTTGTTACAAGTATTATTTTCCGTAAAGTGTGGTTATGATAAACTACGATTTATTATCTCTTGTTGAGAAAGTTCTCGGTAAAGGTAGAAAAACGTCTGGCAACAATTATTCGTTTTTCTCACCATTCATCAGTCATTACAAACCAAAACTCGAAATAGATTTGACCGTAAACAATAACGGTGAGAATCCATGGCATTGTTGGGTTAGTAATGCTAAGGGTAGAAGTATAGTTTCACTATTTAAAAAAGTAAAAGCCGGTAAACAATACCTCGATGACCTTAACAAAATCCTTAAAACCAAAAACCTATACATCAAAAATAAAACCGAAACAAAAGAAGAATTAGTTTTACCAAAAGAATTTATTAAACTATATGAATTTCCAAAGATAAAAGATATTCAAGTAAAGATGCAAATGAAACAGGCATTGAATTATTTGAAATCAAGAGGAATTGGTAGAACGGATATATTGCGCTATGGTATTGGTTATTGTCCTAATGGTAGTTATTCTGGCAGAATAATTGTTCCATCTTATGATGAAAACTTCAACATAAACTTTTTTGTTTCTCGTTCTATCTTTGAAGAAGATGTACTAAAATATAAAAATCCAAAGTGGAGTAAGGATGTTATTGGATTTGATTGTTTTATCGATTGGGATGAACCAGTTACACTTGTTGAAGGTGTATTTGATGCAATTACTGCAAGATACAATGCAGTTCCACTCTTCGGCAAAATCATTCAACCAAAACTTAGAGAAAGAATTTTGTTGCGTAAACCACCAAAGGTAATTGTTGCACTTGATAACGATGCTTATTCGGATGCAATAAAAATATCTTCATCACTTCTTTCAGAGGGTATAAATGTTTCAATAGTTCAAATGGAAAGTAAAGATATAAATGAAATGGGTTTCAAAGATTTTTCAAGTTTGAAATCGGTTACACCACCAACAGACAGTTATGACATAATTAAACAGAGGATATTATATGCTTAAAGAAACACTATGGGCAGGCGGACTTTCCCGTGTTGATACCATATTACATATTGCTGATGTTCACATTCGTAATCTAAAAAGACATGAAGAATATCGAAGTGTATTTCAAAAACTTTATGATGTTTGTAGAAGTAAAGTAGAAGAAAACAAAAATACTATCGTATATCTTGCTGGTGATATTGTCCATGCAAAAACAGATATGACACCTGAACTTGTTAATATGGTTACAGAATTTCTTGATACTCTTTCAAGAATTGCACCAACAATTTTGATTGCTGGTAATCACGATTGTAACTTAAACAATATGAGTAGAATGGATGCTCTTTCACCCATCGTTTCAATGATCAATGGTGAAATGAATGAATTGTTTTATCTAAAACAAAGTGGTGTGTATTCATTGGAAAATGTTGATTTTGTTCTTAACTCTGTTTACGAAAATCCAAAAGACTTTATTTTAGCAGATGATGTTAAAAGTGATAGGACAAAAATAGTATTGTATCACGGACCAGTTGATAGGGCATCAACCGATACTGGTGTTCTTATGAAACATAATGATGTTAAGATTGAAATGTTCGATGGATTCGACTATGGAATGTTTGGCGATATTCACAAGTTCCAATACCTTGATGTTGATGGAAAGTTTGCATATGCCGGTTCACTCATACAACAAAACTATGGTGAAGGATTAGTTCATGGTATAATTGAATGGGATATTAAAAATAAGAAATCAAAGTTTATTGAAATTGAAAATGATTGGTCTTATCATACGATTGATGTTGAAAACGGTAAGATTAAAAAATTGCCAACAAAATGGACAAAGTATAATTCAATTCGTTTGCGTATAACAAACACACCACATTCAGAAGTCAATCAAATAATGACTGAATTAAAGTCATTAACCAATGTTATAGATATTAGAACACAACACCTTGTTGGTTCAAGTAATGGCAATGTTCAAACAAAAGTAAATCCAATTGGTAAAATTCGTGATGTAGAATATCAAAACAAATTGATTACGGATTATGTAAATGATAAGTTTGGGGTAACAGATGACATACTTGAAAAAATTAGAGGTATAAATAGAAATGTAAATACAAAATTATCCGAAAGCGATGTTGTTCGTAATCTTGTATGGAAACCAATTTCATTTGAATTTGAAAATATGTTTTCATATGGAAAGGGTAACAGAATACAATTCGATGGAATGAATGGGGTATATGGATTGTTTGCACCGAATGCAAGTGGTAAGTCTTCTGTTCTTGACGCAATTATGTTCTGTCTTTTTGATAAGTGTTCGAGAACATTTAAGGCGGCACAAGTTCTGAATAATAAGAAGGACAACTTTCAATGTAAACTACATTTTATGATTGGTGAAAAAAACTTTTACATAAAGAGAGTTGCTACAAAAGAGAAGAAAGGAAATGTAAAAGTTAATGTAGATTTTTGGTATGAAGAAAACGGTGACTTGGTATCACTCAATGGCGAAGACCGTGACGGAACTAATTACGCCATACGGAAGTATATTGGAACCTATGATGATTTTGTCCTAACTGCAATGTCACTGCAGGGTAATAATACAAACTTTGTAGATAAGGCACAAAAGGATAGAAAGGATTTGTTGGCACAATTCTTTGACTTGAATTTATTTGAGGAACTAAATTCTATTGCTACGGATGAAGTAAAGGGGCTGCAAGCATTAGTCAAGGAGTTTAAGAAACAAGACCATTCAACAAAATTAGCAAATGCTATTGGTATTCATAAGGCAAATGCAATACTTTTAGAAGAAACAACTGATCAGAAGGACTATATTGAGAAAAAAATTGAAAAATTAACTGTTTCCATTTCCGAATTAAATAAAAAACTAATACCGATTGCAGACAATTTTTCTTCCAAATCTGTCCAATCATTATTAGATAAGAGATATTTATTAGATAGAAAAGGTAATGATTTAATAAATGAAATAAAGTCATTAGAAGATGAATTGGGTGATGCAAAAACATCACATGAAAAGTATATTGGTTTATCAAAAGAGTTTGATAAAGAAACTCTTATGGAAAAGAAAGAAAGGATTGACATTGTTCGTAACAGAATAACAGAACTTGAAGCTGATTTGCGTAGTGTAAAGTTAAAAGTCCAACATTGTCAAGATAAAATTGATAATTTGAAAGATCATGAGTATGATCCAAACTGTGAGTTTTGTGTAAATAATGTTTTTGTTAAGGATGCAGAAAGGGCAAAATCACAGATTTGGGGATTTGAACAAGA